TGAATAAGTTTGACGGATTTAACAAGATTTTAGACGTAGCTACTTCGGCTAACTCTTTCAATCCTGCTACTTCTGCATGGTCAATTTCAACTTCATTTGATATTATCGATGGTGTTATTAACGCTATCCCAGCTGAGGTAATCGATAAAGAAGATACCCAAGTTTACATCTCAATGCCTCGTTTCCGCGAATACTTGACAAGATTACGTCAATTAAACTTATTCCACTACAATGGAAATGCAGCGGTTGAAGGTGGAACTCCAAGTTTTGAAATCGTACACCCAGGCACTAACGTTAAAGTTGTAGCGTTAAACGGATTGACTAACTCAAACAGAATCTGGGCTGGTCAGGCTTCAAACTTTGTAATCGGTGTAGACAACCCATTTGAATCAACCTTGATGGATATGTGGTATTCACAAGATAACCGCGAAGTGCGTTTCGCATTAGAGGGTATGATGGGTGTTCAAGTTTACTACCCTGAACAAATTGTTCGTCAAGTAATCACAGTAGCTTAATAATTAACAAGGGGCGTGAAATACCGCCCCATATTTTAAAATAATATGTGTAATTTAACAACAAATATCACAGTTGACTGCCGTAATTCGGTTGGTGGTATAAAGGAGTTGAAATTACGTAAGCACCCAAGCACTAACGATATTACACTTACCTCAGCAAATGTTGTGAGTGCTATTGCTACAAGTGGTTGGTACAAATACGAATTTCGTCCTGAGACTGCCTCGTTTACTGAAACAGAAACCGAAAACGATGTAAATGGAACGGTGTTTTATGAGCAAGTACTAAATGTAATGCTTCATAAACTAAACACTACTACCCGTAATGAATTAAGAATATTAGCACAAGCCCGTTTAGATGTGGTTGTAGCTGATAGAAATGGTAAGTACTGGTTATTGGGTTGGAACAACGGTTTAACTAAATCGGGAACAGCCGTAACAGGTCAAGCCATGGGAGATATGAATGGTTATACGTTGGTGTTCACAGGTAAAGAAGAATTATCAATGGTAGAAATCACTTCAGCAACATACGCCACACTCACAGCTTAATCCATATTTTCTAATTGTTTAAAGGCCACTCTTAACGGGGTGGCTTTTTGTTTTGTAAAATAATCAATGTTTTTTGTTTTATTAGTATGATTAGCATTAACAAAGGCGAACTTAACGAGGTATATTTAACTCTTGCAGAAAAGACAACTGTTACCGTGCCTCAATATTTATTCGAGGTTCAAAATGCAACTACACTTGTAAAGAAATACTTTACTGCTAATTACACTACAAGCGCACAATATCAAGTATTTTATATTTTAGATAGCGCAACCGAAGACTTATATAACGGGGTGGTTGATTTTGTGAGTGGATTTTATCAATACAAAATTTATCAAGAGCGCAACGGATTAGTGCCAGTTGGTGAACCGATTGAATATGGCAAAGTACAAGTAATAGCTGAACCATACACAGAAACATACTACACTAATTTAGTACAAACGAATAAAGTATATACGAATGAGCAATAATATTAAAGTAATAAAATTAGCCGTAACCAAGGTAGAGGATTTTCAAGAAAAAAAGGGAAATCAGAAATGGGTGTTTTGGGGAAAGTTTAATGACTATCCGCAAAAGTTAATTAAGCTATTTAACGAAAGTGCAAAGCATGGTGCTATTGTAACAGGTAAAGCCAGTTATGTAGTAGGGCGTGGAGTAATTCACACTAACCCAACAGCAGAAACTGACAAGTTTATAAACAAAGCAAATCCAAATGATACACTCGAAGTATTATTAAAGAAATTAGCATTAGATTATGAGTTGTTTGGTGGGTATGCTATATTGGTAGTGCCTAATATTCTAAAAGATAAACCAGCTTCTTACTATCATGTAGATATATCAAAGGTTCGTTTAAGTGAAGACTGCAAAACGGTGACCATTAGTGATGAATGGGAAACGGCTAAAACGGGCAAGCCTAAAAAGGCCGTGAGAGAATATCCTGTATTTGATGGTTCGTATCAAAGTGAAAGTATTATCTTATACACCTGCTACCGTCCAAATATAGGCATATACCCACAGCCTGAATACACACAAGGGTTAGCAGCGATTGAAACCGATGCAAGGGTGAGCAATTTCCATTTGAACAATTTAAGAAACGGGTTTTTTGCTAATAAGATAATCAACTTTAACAACGGATTACCAAGCGCAGAAGAACAGGACGATATAGAAAGAGCCGTACAGGACAAGTTTACTTCGGATGAAAATGCAGGTAAATTTATGCTTGCATTTAATGACGGTACGGAACGTGCAACCACAATAACCGATTTAAGTGCGGGTGATTTTGGAGACCAGTTTTCTCAGTTACGCAAAGATACCGAACAGGAAATATTTATTGCCCATAAGATTCCAAGTCCGATGTTATTTGGTGTAAGGGTAGAAGGCCAATTAGGAGGCCGTAATGAGTTATTAGAAGCGTTTGAATTGTTTAAAAACACCTATGTAGAGGAACGCGTATTACATTTTGAAAACTTAATAAACGAATTAGGTACATTAAAAGGCTTGCCGACTGGATTTGAATTATTGCCATTTGTGCCTATGCAAATGCAAATGAGTGAAAACGTAATGTCTCAGGTATTAACTAAGGATGAGATACGCGAAATGTATGGATTTAAAGCTATTGATATTAAGACTAACTTAAACGCTACAAATGATGCAATTAACTCTTTAAGCCCATTAGTTGCGAATAAGGTACTTGAATCAATGACACCAAATGAGATTCGTGGTTTAGTAGCCTTGCCTCCTAAAGAGGATGGAGGGATAATACCTGAAACTCAGCCAGCGCAATTTAAATTTAATGATGTAAAAGAAATTGCTGTTTTTAGCAAATACGGTTCATTAAAAGAAAAGTTTGAAAAGTTAAATGCGGTGCAGGTTAAACACCTAAGTATGGCTGATATGGACACCTTTCATATTTCATTTAATGAAATCCAAAAAGAGCAAGGTGTAAATGAGTACGAAAAAGGGATATTGAAAAAAATTGCCCAAGGGCAAAATCCAAAAATTGAAGCCAAAACTGAAGAAAAACTTAAGGGCAAAAAATTAATTGTAACAGATCGCGAAAGCGGGGCTTATAAATTAACTGAGTTGGGTGGTTTGCTCTTAACCGAGTTGCAACCAAATAGAGAGTTGGCAAAGTTGCGCACGGTCTATGAGTATGTTAAAAGACCAGATGCAAGCGGCCCTGATATTTTGCCTGATGGTAGAACCCGTGGATTTTGCGAAGCGTTGGTTAAGTCAAATAAATATTTTAGCCGTGAGGATATCAACAATATTAGTGCGGAATTAGGCTATGATGTTTGGACTTTTAGGGGCGGTTGGTTGACATTGCCTAATGGAAATCACAGGCCATCATGTAGACATATTTGGAACGCAGTTTTAGTAGCAGAAAAATGAGAACAGCAATATTTATAACTGAAGATTACTTGAAAGAAAATAGCGTTATTAATGGTAACGTTGATTTCAAATACATATTAGCCAACTTAAAAACGGTTGAAGATATGTACATTCAAACTATTATTGGTACTAATCTTTATCGTGAGTTAAATAGCCAAATAACTAATGGCACAGTAACGGCCTTAAATAGTACGTTAATTGAAGAATACATACAGCCAACTATGATTTATTACTTACTTGCTGAAATGCCTTATGACATGACGTACAAGTGGGAAAACAAAGGCATAATGAAAAAGAGTTCAGAAAATAGCGCACCTATTGAATTGAATGAGATTGAAAAGTTGGCTGCAAAGAAACTTCAAACTGCGAGGTTTTACGCTCAACGTTTAATTGATTATTTATGTGCCAATAAAGAGCTATACCCAGCATACTTTACTACTACAGGAGAGATTGACGAAATGAAGCCCGTTGATAGTATGTATAGTTATGGTGGCATTTATTTGGGCCAACAAAGAAAAAAGACTTTGCAAGAGAAATACAACAACCCATGAGAAAAATAGGCAGCAAAAAAAAGGATAACTTCAATAAGTTAATGTCATTTATTTCACAAGTAAAAGAAAATGCAATCAGCAACGATAAATCAGATAAAGGATTGGCTGCAAACAAAGTGTTTAGCACATCCAAAAATTAAGTCATACGAATGGGAAAGCGAGGCCGACAGTAACACGGAGTTGGATTTCCCTGTGGCGTTGTGTATGGTTGGCGGGCAAGTAACGCAGGCGGGTGTGGTTATGTCCCTGCCTTTGTCTATTATCTTAATGGATTTAGTCAACAAAGGAGATAACAATAAATACGATGTAAGTTCAGATATGCTAGAAGTAGCTAAGGACTTAACCGCTGAATTGAGGGCCGAAAATGACTTATTTATACTGGATGAAAACACGATTGGATTTCAGGATTTCTATGATGAAAAGTTTGATACCGAGGCCACAGGTTGGATATTAACAGCTACCGTTAAATTGGTAAATGACTTCAATATTTGTTATAAAGTAGACGAACCTGTATTTTTAATGGATGAACAAGGAAACTTTTTAACCGATGAGACAGGGGTGTTATTAACGCAGGAATAATGGCAGCAAGTAAAAAACTATATTCAGGATATACAGAGGTAACTAATAATCAGTTAACCGACCAAGTTCCAGTATTGCAAAATGGGAATAAAAAAACCACTTTGCAAAAGGTGTACAGTTTATTTAAGACTTCATTTGATACCGTATATGCGACCATTGCAAGTATTGATGAAAAACAGGATAAACAGTCTATCAGCGTTATAGGTATTAATGCACAAGGCGGCAGTACATTAGTTTCAGCAAATTGTATATTATCTATCTCCAATATTCCAAGCGGTACAGGTAATAAACAAATAACAATAAATACAGGCGGGTTTCTTAACAATGGAGATTTTTTACAGTTAACTGTGAAGTATAATGGATTTGATGTAAATTTAAGATCATATACTATTGAAAATGGAACATTAAAACTTTTCATTAACGTACATAGCAATCCAACCGAACCAGTAATAATTTCAATGAATAAAATTAACTAATAATATGAGTACAGTTATAGAACAAATAGCAGGC